CGAGAGCCTACCCAGTCAGTATGTAGACTAGGTGGAACATCATTAGGATGCAAGGCAAGTCTTAGTATAGTGCCTTGCTTGCTCTGTGACATAGAGGTCTTAACGGCCTCAAAGTTAACTGCGGCAGTCCTCACATCAACATTATCATTTTCCATACTGGCTCTCCTTTAGAAAAATCTCTGATGTCCTACTGTCATAATGGTCACGGTCGGTAAAGTTTCTCACATGAGTGGTTCGCTTGATGCCTTGACTAACTCTCTCCCAAGTGACCACCTCTTGACGAAATACATTCTCAAGATTGTCTGGAAAGAAATCATCAGACAAGGTTTTGGAAAGGTGACATAGCTGTTTCGTGGGAAAATAACACAGGTCTTTTGAATTTTTTAAAGCTTTCATCTTTCTATCCTCATCTGGCTTTTCCTTTTTTCACCAGTGTTGACTGTATTGTTAAGTTCCCTTAGACCGCTTACGGTCTGCCTGATTATGGACTCTTTTGAGTTGTTCATCGAACAATTTAATGACAGCCACTGACTTGCTCCATGAAAGTTCCCTCTCTTGCTGTTCATATAAGTCCTAGTCCCTCTAGGGTTTGACCTCTTGTCTTTAGGGTTAAAGTAATCCTTAAAGTTTATAACCTCATCACTTAACATTTTTATATGCTGGGCAAACTCTTCTACAGTCATGTCTGCTGCATTTTTTTCTCTTTCACTAATCATTTGTCTCTCACTTTATATCCTGTAATTCGCTTTCAAGGGCGTGGATAACTATCGATATTTTTGAAAGCATATCGTGTTCAGTCTCCACCTTATCAACTCGCGTGTTCTTCCTAAACTCATCTGGTAGGCTCTCTATTTGATGCTTCAGATCATAAGCAACACAAAGGCTCTCATCCATTAAACTTCTCCCAATTCAACTTAGCCCATTCTTTAGGGTCTACCCCTTGCAAATCCCACCAAGTCCTTTCGTCACCAAAGCGATGCAATTTCATGTGGCAGGAGTGGCACAGAGGAACACACCAATTGTCTCCAACTTTCATGCCCATAGCGTTAGGCTCTGCGAACATGATATGGTGCGCCTCTGCGCCATACCCACAAACCAAGCAGGGTGCGCCACGCAAGGTCTGTAGATATTTCTTGGATCGTATCCTCACTTGATCCTAGTTACCTTTCTAAACGGAACTATGGACAAGTGATTTTCTTTAGGGACAGCCTTTGTCTTAGCAGACTTGTCGCCATGAATTGACAGAATGCCTTGATACAATCCAGCAGACTGAGGCTCCGGAAGGAAAGCATAGTCCCCAACCTTCATCTTTTTTGCTGTCGATTTGTGCCATCCATATTTAATTTGATATGACGGATCAGACTTGGTAGGCCAAGAGTGACTTGAGGCATTATTATCCTCTGGAACAAACTGATACACAGCGTAGTGTTCGACAGGACGATAGGGCTTCTTATGACAAGACTTTCCTGAAATAAGAGAGAAAAACTTTTTAATAATCTCAGTCATTAGAATGGGACCTCATCATTGGTTAGGGTTTTGCTTTGAGACTGTCCTTCAGCCTTTCTGGCGTAGTGTGTGTTTCCAACCAAAGACAGGAATGTTGATCCGTTCTTCTGGCTCACGCGCTTCCAGCCAGCTAGATCTAACTTAGGCTTTGGGTTTCCTTCTGCCATCTGAGCAACAAGGTCATTCACAACCTCGTCAGATAACTCTATGTGGCCTGTGTAATCAGGCTGGGTGGCCTTCTCTTTCCTGTTGTTGGTAAAAAGAACTCCTGATGGTGGATAATCGTTACTCATGCCGCTTTCTCCTTATTGGCTTTTGACTCTGGGAATTGATGGCTGTGCTTAGTAAATTTAGCCACAACCGCGTTGTAAAGGGACTTGTCTCCTGACTCTAAAATATCCAAAGCAGCCTTGTTCTCTCCCCAGAACGCAGTTAGCTTTTTATATGTGTCGCACTCGCTGATAAATGAGTTGAACACCTCAGCCATCACAGAATAACTTGCCTCTTCCTTAACCTCTCCAGAAGAAGACTTTATCGTGGCCTTCTTCTCTTTCTTCTCTTCGATCACACCTTCTGGCAAATCCTCGCCAGCATAGATGTAGTGACCCAACCCATGAAACGCCAAGCACTTAGTCAGACACCTCTGTAAGGCTGTGTTTACTTGAAAGCTATTGGGCTGAGATACAGATTTGTTCGCGTAGTCAAGAACAGGCATAACCTCTGTTTGACTCTCATCTTCTATATCAACGGTTACTGACACAAATGCATACCCTGCCGGATCAATCATGTACGGCAAGGTGCAATCATTATTTGCACTAGAGTACAAATTTTTCGTGAACGTGGTTTTAGGGTAATGCTTCTTCACAATCCCCCACGCCCATGCCCAGCTTATATAGCTAAGGCCATTCTTTTTTTCGATGTGATCAGACACATCAACCTTAGATAAGGTTTCCCATACGCTACTCATATTAACCTTCTCCTCTGTACTGTGAGCAAAAATCGGAAACTCCACAATAGTCACCGATACACCTAACCGCCTCTCCGGCTCGGTATTCTATTTCTGTTGGGGCTGATTGCCCTACAGAAAATTCTGTTGCCTCTGCCTCGTTATCAAAAACGCGCATGGCTCTTTTCAATCCCTTTTTCTTAACTGCCCAAGCGTCACTGCGCTTCCAAATTTCATCATTAGAACAAAAGGGGAACTCGCCCTCGGCGTCATACATCTTCTGCGCTTCTTGATGAATGCCAACTCTTTCATTGATGTAATTGATGCGCGTCTCCTCGTCCCATATTGGGATGTCAACTAGCACAACAGGCGCACTAGGGTAGTCTGGTTTGTACTTTGATTCCCTCTTGTTCCAGTCCCTCAGTATCGCGCATATCTGCAAAGAGTTGACCTTCTTACCCTTATTTTTTTGTACGAGGTAGGCGTACATATTAAGTTGCCGCTCCCACTCAATCTTCCCATAGATCACAGACCACACGCTTGTGACCTTGTAATCAGTTATCTGAATGTTTGTCCGATCAACAACCTGATGATCAACAGCTCCTGACAAGACCCATCCGTTAACCTCTGCAAACAACCTTTCCTCAAGCACAACATCATCAGAAGGCTTGGTACTCTCAAGAACATGGTGAACAGCAGTGCCAAACAAAGGCCATATCATGTCTACTGCATCAACAGTTCTATCGTTGGCGTGATGATCCCTCATCAGCCTCACCCTTGGGCTGTCTATAAGGGTGGTGACAGATATGTCAGCATTTCCCTTGCTATATTTGTCATTTCTGGCAAAATCAACAAAGGATTTGGGCAATTTGTGATTATTGGTAATTTCCATGTTGTCCCTCCCTGTGAGTTTTTGTTGTATCAAAAGCGTTTATTAATGTCAATAAGGAATTTTGAGGACGATATGAACACAAAAACACATCAATTTGAGATACTTGGAGAACCGGCATCAAAGGCTAACAGCAGAAAAATAGTTTTAATAAGAGGGCGACCAGCGTCTATAAAATCAGACAAGGCTAGGAAGTATGCCAAGTATTTTCTTGAGCAGTGTGATCAGATAGAAGAGTTATTTTCTGGAGATGTTTGTGTCGAAATGTTAATACACTACGCATCAAGAAGGCCAGACTTGGACGAAAGCTTGATCTTGGATTTAATGCAAGGAAAGATTTACGAAAATGACCGGCAAGTTAAGCAGAAGAATATTTACTGGGGGCTTGATAGGGAAAGGCCAAGAACAATCATCAGAGTGTCATCTCTGGAGAGCGGTAATATCCCAAGCTATTTCGGATGCTTACCTGAATGACGAAAGACAAAAAGACGATGTGATCAAATGGCTACGCACAGAGGACTTTGTGACTGTTTGTGATCTTGCCGACATAGACCACCGAAAAATGAAAAATAACTTTCTGTATATTTTGACACAGAAAGAGCCGATTGCCCGATACGAAGGTAGAAAGTTAAAAGATTTAATAGATAAAAAACCATAGTAAAGATAATCTATAAACAGTCTATATAGAGATTATATTTATATTATATATATTATATAAACACATAATTTCTTTTCTCTGACACCTCCAAAAAATGCTTATTGACAGATCAGACGGCATCGATATATCGTGTACGCCTGTCGTGGAGGACAAAATGCAAAATGATATATTGATACGCGGAACAGCACTCCGCATGGGGGAAGGTCAGCACAAAGCTGTATGCCCTATCTGCTCACCCAACAGAAAAAAGAAGGGAGAGAGAACTCTTTCCCTAAAGGTTGATGTAGAAGGAATTTTATATAATTGCTGGCACTGCCAATCATCTGGGGTCATCACCCTTGATGAGCGTCCTATGCCTGTTAGAAAGGAAGCTAAAGTGGCTGTTGTTGTTAAGCAGGATTGGGATGAATTAACAGCAAATACAATTGCTTGGCTTGGAAACAGGGGAATATCAGAAAGCACCGCCAAGGACGCTAAGATCAAGACAGCGCAGCACTACATCTCTTCTTTAAAGAAGCAAACTGAGTGCGTTGTTTTTCCATACACAAATAAATCTCAGGTGTATGCGGCGAAGGTCAGGGCTATATCTGACAAGGGCTTTTCTTGCAGCGGATCACCCGCATCATTTTTTAATTTGGATTCGATTGTAGAGGGCGAAGACCTATACATTTGTGAGGGCGAAATGGATGCCCTATCACTAATGGAGATAGGTTTCAAAAGTGTCGTGTCTGTCCCCAATGGGGCGGTGATGAAAGTTGTTGACGGCAAGATAGACCCTCAAGACGATAGCAAGTTTCGGTTTCTGTGGGACGCAAAAGACAACCTTGATGCAGCGGCCAGAATAATAATTGCCACAGACTCAGATGGGGCTGGAGAGGCTATGGCAGAAGAGATTGCCAGAAGGATAGGCAAGGACAAGTGTTGGCGTGTTGAGTGGCCTGACGACTGCAAGGATGCGAATGACGTTCTGGTGAACTTGGGCAAGGATAACCTTAAAAAGATATGTGAAGAGGTCACGCCTTGGCCGGTAGCCGGTCTGTATGATGCGTCACACTTCTATGACCAGCTAGACGAGATATACGAAAAGGGGATGGGTAAGGGTGCTTCAACAGGATATGGGAATGTCGATGATCTATACAGTGTTGTAGAGGGGCAGCTAACAGTGGTCACAGGACACCCATCATCTGGTAAGTCTGAGTTCGTTGACCAGATCATGGTAAACTTAGCTGAGGAAAAGGGTTGGAAGTTTGCCATATGCTCATTTGAAAACGAACCCCGAATACATATAGCAAAGCTGATAAGCAAGCATTTCGCAAAGCCATTCTTTACTGGGATAACCCCAAGGTTGAGCAAGGAAGAACTGGAAAAGGGGAAGTCGTTTGTCAGGGAACACTTTAGCTTCCTCTATCAAAACGATGGATCGATGGCCACGATTGGCGGCATAATAGAGCGATTGAAGATTGCGGTTATGAGGCACGGCATAAGAGGCGCTGTAATAGACCCATACAATTACATTCAGAAAAACGGAGACATATCGGAGACTGACTGGATTAGCGAGATGCTTACACAGTTAAGGGTGTTTGCCCAGTCTCACGGAATCCATCTTTGGTTTGTGGCTCACCCTACAAAGATGATGCGCGATTCTAACGGTAAGGTTCCACCACCAAAGGGGTATGACATATCTGGATCAGCCGCTTGGTTCGCAAAGGCAGACATCGGGATGTCAGTACACAGGCCAGACCCAGTGAACAGTTCCATGTCGGAAATACATATATGGAAGTGTAGATTTTCTTGGGTTGGCAAACAGGGAGTTGCGGAGCTGTACTTCAATCCAACAACATCAAAATACACAGAGGGGATAAAGGACGACTTTTTATCTCAGTCACCTCAATACGACACACCATTCTAGCACTCCGCACGTTAGCACTCCGCATGGAATGTATGACAGTAGTTAATTTTTAGAGAAAAAAATGAACAGAGCAAAAATTTTAGACACGGCCAAAAAATATGTTACCGCTGATCGGGCTGCGGATCACGGCGAAATGGAAGATAATTTTTCAACGATAGCAAAATATTGGTCAATTCATTTGGGCGTTGACGTTAATTCTGTCGATGTCGGGGTGATGATGGGGCTGTTAAAAATAGCCAGAATAAAATCTAACCGGTCACATGAGGATAATTATATCGATTGCGCTGGGTATCTGGCTTGCGCTGGTGAATGCACAAAAGAGGGTTGACCGCATTTGTACTATGGTCTAAATAAAATAGGTCACTCCAAGACAAAAAAAAGGGGAGCCGGTTTTCACCAGCTCCCCTTTGATTATTTCCAGTCCATTCTGATCACACGGCCATTGGGTTCCAGATCAGCAATATCACCATCTTTGTTGCTAAGTGTATATTGTTCACTGATCCTATCCCAGATCATGGTAGTAACGATTTCGGGTAGTTTCCCGACTTTTCTGCATTCCATGATGTAGGCCATTTTTGCTTCGTCAAAATTCATATCACGCGCCCTTCTTTGCTAATTGAACGATCCCTACCATTGCCATAAACGCGCCAGAATAAAGAACCAGCATGCCAACGAATAAGCTATTGGAAGGTATCTCTATATATTCAACCCCAGCAAACGAAATGAACAGTCCTAAGAAAAATATAAAGTAGTTCATTTGTTCTCTCCATAGACGTTACCGCACATCATATCGACATGGTATGTGAATGAGTCGTAGTTTATCCAGCGATATGGTGATGCATCGATTATAA